AGGAGCCGAGTCAATTAACGTTAACCAACCCGATGATGCTTCTGCACCAAATATAGAGCCAATAGCCGTGAGTTTTTCTTTTTGAGAAAGACCTTTTAACGACTTTCTTAAGTCATTAACTAGTTGGTTCATAGAGGTAAACTTACCCTCAGCATCAAATGCGCTAACCCCTAGTTCTTTTAGGGCTGCCTCTGCTTTTGCAGGTTCCTGCGCAAGCCTATTAAGACCCATACGCAAAGATGTACCTGCTTGTTCACCTGCTAAACCTTTATCTACCATCATACCTGTAGCAGCTGAAAGTTCTTCAATACTTATCCCTAAAGCATTCGCCCATGGTGCAGCATATTTAAAGGCATAGCCTATATCACCAACTCCAGCAGCCGTTTTATTGGCGGTCATGGCCATAATATCTGCCACTTTCGATGCTTTACTTCCTTCCAAATTGAAAGCATTTAAAGCAGATGTAGTAACATCTGCTGTTAAGGCAAGATCCTCCCCTGACGATTCTGCTGCAGCGATAATACCTGGCATGGCCGAAATGATTTTACCTGCATCAAAACCTTTTGCACCAAGTTCATCCATTGCGCCAGCTACTTGTGATGCCGATAAGCTAGTAGATGCACCCAAACGCAAAGCTTCTTTATTCAATGCTGTCATTTCTTCTTTGGTTGCACCTGTTTTAGCTTGTACTTTGGCCATCTGCGCTTCAAAATCAGCTGCTGTATTAAGTGATGACATAGCCGTTGCTGCTACAGCAGTAGCAGTACCAATAGCAGCTATGCCAGCTACAACCTTACCAGTGTTGATGCCACTTTGAAGAGTGCCACTAATAGCTTTTACACGACGTTGAGCACCCTCTAGTTGTCTCATTTCTCTAGTAATACGAGCCGTCGCTAGCGCATATTGCTCTTGTGTGATACGTCCTTGCCTAAATTCATTACCTAACCGATTTAGTTCACGTTGTGCTTGTCGTGATCGATTACGTAAATCAT